GAAACTACAGAGCAAAGCGCAGAAGCAGATGCTGCGGAGCAATTGCTTGCTGGTAAGTACAAAACAGCAGAAGACTTAGAGAGTGCTTATAAAAGCCTTGAGTCAAAGATTGGCGAGAAAGAAGATGCCATTCGTGAACGGCTAAAAGAAGAAATGAGCCAGCCTAAAGAGGGTGTGCCTTTAAGCGCTGGTGAATATGAACTCCCTGACTTTGTAGACGAGTCGGAAGCTGTAGGAAACGAAGCACTAAAGAGTTGGTCAGAGCATTGCTTTGAGAATGGTTACAGCAACGAAGAGTTCCAAAAGGGATTAGAGTTGTACATGAACTCAATGCCACAACAGCCAGACCTTGAGAAAGAAGCTAGTAGCCTTGGTGACAATGCAACTGCTCGAATTGAATCAGCTTCATTATTTGCAAATAAGTTCTTCCCAGAAGAGGCTATGCCAGCAATCGAGCGTATGTGTGAAGGCGCAGATGGAATTATTGCACTTGAAGCAATCATGGCAGCAATGAAGGAGCCATCAATGGGTACGCCTACTGGAACCGCAGATGCAATTAGTGAGGCATCGCTAAATGAAATGATGCGTGACGAGCGTTATTGGAACCCACGAACAAGGGATGATAACTTTGTTAAGCAAGTAGACTCTGGGTTCAAGAAACTTTATGGCTGAAATCAAAGTCTTAACTAGAGGTAAGTACTATCTTACTCCATTTTCTGAGGCGCATGTTGAGGAACTGTGCGCCTCATTATCTGCTGAGAGCAAGCATGAGTTAGCTTGCTTAGGCTACTCCACTGTTACTGAGGCACTTGAGGACATTATAGATCAGTCTGAGTGCTATGTAGCAAAGTCAGAGGGCGGCCCTATTATCTGCATAAGCGGATTATTTATAGGATCGAGCATACAATGCCCTCAAATGTTTACAATGTTTACGGATGAAGTGCGTACAAACTTTCAGGTAATGGCGCGTGGCTCTAAAATGTTAGTAAACTTCTTCGATCAAACATATCCCTCTATGCGCATGTCTATACTTAGCGACTTTACAAGTATGTTGGACTGGGCTGCGTGGCTTGGGTTTGCAGTTAAGGGAACTGTAACCTACAATAAAAACACATATATTGAATTTGTGCGTTGCAATCCTAAACAAAAGGATGTTTCACATAAACCATCAAGGCCCGTAATGCACTGAGAAGCCCGAAAGGATACCTTCAATGACGATGTTGAGCGGACACCCAAGATGCAAAACTAAATGAACTCAAACAAAGGACTGTTCAAATGGCTAACACAATTGACGTAGCATTTATCAAACAGTTTGAAACCGATGTGCATCTTGCCTACCAGCGCATGGGTTCCAAACTTCGCAATACAATTCGTACCACAAACACTTCTGCTTCTGTTTCCCGCTTTCAGAAGATTGGTACAGGCGCAGCCTCCACTAAGTCACGCAATGGTAACGTGAGCACTATGGAATTGGCGCACACCACAGTTGAAGCAACAATGGCTGACTTCTACGCTGCTGAGTACATTGATAAGCTCGACGAGCTGAAGATCAATATCAACGAGCGTCAAGCTGTTGCTGAATCTGCTGCTTCTGCACTGGGTCGTAAGACTGATGAAATCATCATCACTGCAATGGACGCAGGCGCAAATGCAACTCAGATTGCTGACACCTCTGGTGCATTGGCTAAAGCTGACTTGCTTACATTGTTCCAAACTTTTGGCGCAGCCGACATTCCAGAAGATGGACAGCGTTATCTTGCTATGTCCCCTGCTGGTTTTGCTGACTTGTTTAACATTAACGAGTTTGCTTCTTCGGACTATGTAGGCCCACAGCAACTTCCGTTTGCTGGCGGCATGACAATGAAAGAGTTCTTGGGCTTCAAGATCTTCTCAACCTCTGCTGTAGCTGGTGGCAAAAACTTTGCTTACCACATGCGGGCTGTTGGCTTGGGTGTTAACTCTGACGTTAAGACTGAAGTTAACTATGTACCTGAAAAAGTCGCACACCTTGCCACATCGATGATGTCAATGGGTTCTGTTGTCATTGACGACAACGGCGTCTACGAGGTTCTCGACAATAACTAAGTTGATTGGGGGAGCTTAGTCTCCCCCTTTCTTGCAGCTTGGAGCATTTACATGGCCGTACTAAGTACATCTGCTAATACCCCAATTGACGTATCAAGTAGGGCTCTCATCTTAATCGGTGCAGACCCTATTACTTCTTTTGAAGATGGGACAAGTGAGGCTCTTGTTGCTGCAAATATGTATGAAGACATTGCACGATCAGCATTAGTTAACAGCCGCTGGCGGTTTGCAACAAATCAATCTGTATTGAATAGATTAAGCGAAGCGCCTACTGGGCGTTACACCGCTGCATATCAAGCGCCATCTGATTCTCTTATGTTTCATGCAGTGACAGTTAATGACTTTAACATTGAATACCAAACCTACGGCGACAAGATATATTGCGATACGGACACAACTTCTCAAGTTGTTCTTGACTACACGTTCAGGGCCAGTGAGCAAAACTGGCCTTCATATTTTGTAATCGCTGTGCAGTATGAGCTTGCGTCAGTGTTTGCCGCAGCTTTAGCACAAGATGCTTCCTTAGCGCAGCTAATGGGACAGCAAGCACAGCTTGCGATGATGAAAGCCAGAACGCTTGACTCACAACAGCAAACAACTCGCAAGCTATCTACATCAAGGTTTATTGCTGAAAGGCGCAGTTAATGCAGAAGGTTCGTGTCCCAGTAACAAACTTTTCTTACGGAGAGGTTAGCCCTTCTCTGTATTCACGAACTGATTCAGCGGTCTATACTGGCTCGGCTCAACGTATTGAAAACTTCTTTCTTCGTGCAGAAGGTGGGGTTATTAAACGTGCTGGCCTGAGAAGTATTTATCAAAACGATATTGTCTTGGATTCAACTAGAACACAGCAATCACGTTTGTTGCCATTTATCTTCTCCGATGACGAGCGTTATATGATTTCGCTTGAGCATCAAAAGTTAAAGGTATTCTTTATTGACCCCCTTACAGGGGCGTTGAGCTTAATAAATACAATTACTCAGGACATAAATGGTGATACGTTAAAGTTTACCCATCAATTTATGCACGAGTTTACATTCGCTCAGGCTGGCGATGTCATGTTCATATGCCATCCAACTTTTATTCCGCAGCAAATTGTTCGGATTTCTCTTAGTACGTTCCAAGTAGAACCTTTTGTATTTGACGCTAGGTCAGATTTAACAAAAATATATCAGCCGTACTACACCTTTCAACGGCAAGGAACAACGCTTGCTGTCTCTGCAACAACTGGAAATGGAGTTACCATTACAACTTCAGATCCTTACTTTGATACAAGCGGAGACCATGAAGGTATTACTCTTCGTTATCATGGGGCCGAGCTTGAAATAACTTCAGTACAAAGCACAACCAGCGCAACCGCAAACATCCTTGACGAATTAATTGTTCGTCTAGGCATAGACTCTTTTAGCACAACAGAAGGTCAGGCTGATATTGAGGTTACTCTTGTTCGTCATGGCTTGCGTGTAAATGACTCAATTGTAATATCTCATGCTGGCAGTGTTGGCGGTATTAATGCAAACCAAATCAATGGCACACGAACTGTTGCAAGTATAATAGATGACGATAAGTTTACTATAGTAGCTGGTTCAAATGCTAATGCGTCTGAAATTGGTGGCGGCAGTCCAAAGATAAGCACAAGCGCACCTACAACTTCTTGGGAAGAGCAGTCATATTCTGTACTTAGAGGCTATCCGTCTGCTGTAACCTTTCATCAAAACCGATTGGTGTTTGGCGGCAGCTTATCCCAGCCTGATTCTATATGGTTTAGCAAGAGTGGTTACTATTATAACTTTGATGTTGGCACTGCTAAGGATGATGAGTCAATTCATATTACCGCGAGTGTTGGTGATATTAACCAAATACGTCACTTGGTTTCTAATCGTGACTTGCAAGTCTTTACTGCAACGTCTGAGATGTACGTTCCATCATTTACCAATCAGCCAATAACTCCAACTAACATTCAGATACGGAGGCAGACTCCGTTTGGCTGTGACTTTGTTAGGCCACAGGCTTTAGATGGTGCAACTTTGTTTGTTCAAAAAGGCGGGGCTATTGTTCGAGAGTATTTATTCTCTGATACAGAAGCAGCTTATGTGGCTTCGCCAATATCTACTATCTCTTCGCACCTCATTAAGACGCCAATAGAAATGAACACAATGTATGGCGCTATGAGTAGGTCAGAAAGCTATGTATTTGTTGTAAACTACTTTGGCACAATCTCTGTCTTTAACTCTAATCGTGGAGAAGAGAGAGCCGGCTGGACTGAGTTTACAACCAATGGTTACTTTAACTCTACAGTAACTATTGATGATCGCGTGTTTGCTAGCATTATCTATGACCAAGGTGACGGAACTCAAAAGTTTGCTATATGCGAGTTTGACGAGTCTTATAACACGGACATTGCTGCTATTTACACTGGAAGCAACGGCGTCTTTGATGTCTCTGACTTCTATGCTGATGGTGCAGTCCTTAACGTAATTGATGGCAACAACTATGTTGGAGAGTTTACTGTATCTGGTGGCAACATTGATGTGTCTGCGATTGTTCCTGATCTTTCTGAAGCAGAGATTGGAATGAAGTTTGACGTTACCCTTACTACCAATCCATTAGATATTGCGACAGGCTCCGGTCCTGTTACTGGCACTCCCCGAAGAATAGGGAGTGTTGTCGTTGACCTTAACGATACTTTGTCAGCTACTGTAAACGGAGCAAACTTAGTTCTAAGAAATGTGACTGATGATTTATCACAAGAAGTTTCTTCGTTTACAGGGAAGAAGGAGTTTCGTTTAATGGGATACAGTCGTGACCCACAAATCACAGTTACACAATCCGCCCCCTTGCGCTTGCAAGTTAATGGCATAGTTGCGGAGTTAACATTCTAATGGACCCTTTTACCGCCTTTCAAATTGGAACTACTGTTCTTGGCATTTTTGGTCAGAATAAAGCAGCATCTGCTCAACGGTTGCAAGCTGAACAGCAAGCAAGGCAAATGGAAATTGATCGGCAGGTAGCCGAAGTGCAAGCTATGCAGCAGCGCAATCAAAGGATTGCTGACTACAACACCGCGCGATCTACAAATAATGCTCAGTTTTCTTTTCAGCTTGGGGGCGGAGAAAGCTCTAGTCTTGCAGCGTTTGAGAGACAGCAAAAATTAACTGTAAGTTCTGATCTTGCAGCTAGCCAATTCCAATCTTTCCTAGATCAAAGCAGCAGGAGCGTTGCCTCAAGAATTGAAATACAACGCGGTATTAATGCAAGTAGAGTTGGCAGCATAAACAGCTTAACGATGCTTGCTCAATTAGGTGCAGATCTTTCTAAGACTGATCCCCCAACTTCCTATACTCCAACTCCCTATGTCTTTATTCCCGACCCTGCAACGCCTGTAAAATAGAGAGCTATTACAATGCCGATAATAAGAGAGCAACGAAGAATCTTTAATCAGCCAATCGGTGTGCGTAGCTTTGACACTGGCGAAGCTCAAGTTGGCAACGCTGTCTCAAAACTTGCAAATACAATGGGCAAAGAGTTTTACGAAAAGGCTGCGTTAAATGCTGAAAAACTTGGTGCGGAAGCGGCTCAGTCGATTTCCGCAAAAGAGTTAAAAGTATTTGATTCTAACACTGGTAAGCCGGAAGTTTTATCTCAGATGAAAGGCATGGGAAGTATTGCTTCCGCCTCATTCGAGCGCGTTGTCGAGCGCCGCCTTGTAGATTCAATTGATAAAGACATACGGCTAAAATCTGCGGAGCTTGCTTCTAAGTATGAAGATCCAGTTCAGTATCAAAGCATGTTTGAGTCTTATCTTAGCTCAATGTCTACGGGTGCTGGTGATCGCTTTAAAAACATAATCTTTGATTCTGGCTCCTATGTTATGGGGCAGACTAAAATTAGGTTAGCAGATGCGGCTAGAACTAAGGCAAGAGCAAACGCTGCTCAAGCAGTTGGCACAACTAACATAGAGTATGCAGAAACAATTTATGACGCAGCTTCCGCCGGGGACTTCACTACATCCGTCGCTTACATTGAAGAGCGCGTCACAGCCTCTCTAGAGGCCGAGAACGCAGAGCTTTATGATCCTGGTTATGCACAGCAGGTAAGGTCGGAACTTGGCTCACAGGCCATGTCAGGCGCTCTGGAGGTAGCATTGAAAGGTGCGACCCCAATACAGCAGGCTTCGATAAGGGTTTACGTTGGTAGCCAAGGCAAGGCTGGTGGCGAAAGCCTTAGCGAAAAACAGCTAGAAGCGCTCAAACCTTTTATAGGTTATGTTGACCGCACCAACACAGCAGCTTTGCTTTCTCAAGCGAATGTTGTTTCTTCCAACTATAATGCAGTAACGGCTGCAAAAGTTGCTGAGGAAAGGGCAAAGTATGAAGCAAGTAAGGCAAGGTTTTTAGCTAGCGTTACTGGTATAGAGTATGCTGCAAACGCTCGAGCAGAGCAACAAAAACAAAATACAGAAGACTACATAGCCAACTTTTCTTTAACCTTTAAAGATACTACGATTCTTCCAAATCGTTTTGCAAATACTACTGCGATAAGGGAGGCTTGGAATTCAGGAAGCCTTGAAAGTATTGCTGGCTCAATACAATCCGTTCAAACAACATATGAAGAAAGTCTGCAACAGCTTGTAAACGCAAGAAATCTTGGCTTGGGTTTAGATGAATATAACTCTAGCAAGCAAGATGCTCGTCGCGTTGGGCTTGATGCAGTTATTTTGGGTATGGCAAGTGACGGAAATATTGGGGCTCTAAAGGTAGCGTTAACTACAAACTCACCCGCAGACATTGCGAAGCTAAGTCCTCGTCAACAAATAGCAATTCAAGAGCTAACACAAACTAGGCTTTACGATCCTACTGAGGATAGGAATTATGTTTCCACCCTTATCTCTGGCACACAGGACGAAGTACAAAACAAAATTGATAGAGAGATGCGAAATGCTAATCTTTTTATAAACTTTGATAATGCCTCAACATACTTTGCTAATGGTGTTTTTGATTTAGAAACTCTTGAAGCTACTGAAAAATTAGCAGGAAATGCTTTGGAAGGCGGAGACATTAGTAGCACTGAGTTTGGTTCTTTGTCTGATGGTTTACGGCTTTCTGCTGGAAAAGGTATAGTTAACATTGTTGCGGGTAATATGTCCGCTAAAGAATTAAACGATCTTTCTCTTTACGTTAAGGGTGGAGGTGAGGTGAAGGGCGATGCTAGCCCTCACGTTATTACTACTGGGGATTCTATTCTTGCAGTTGTTCCGGCAGGCCAGTTGAGCAGCGTTAGCCAACACGCTAATAGCATAAGAGAAAAAGTTGCTAGGAATGAAGCAGTTAAAGAACAGGAACGTAAAAAACAAGATTTGCAAAATATACTTGCTGCAAACGGCGGCAATCCTTTTGATAAAACTCATCGAGTTGCTCAAGATGAGCGGCTTAAAAATCTTGGATTTGACCCTGCTAATCCAAGCACCTATGCAACGCGTGAAAGGTCAGCGCAGTTTTTTAATTCCTTGCGTTCAACAATGCCTCAATCAGTAATTGATAACTTAAATGCTATTGCTACTGGCATTGAAACGGATAACACAGATGCGTATTTGAACATATTTGCGTCTATGCAAAACGATGTTACAGCGGAAGGCTTATTTGTAAGTAGATTTGGATCGGGTGAGGGCGCACTAATTAGTCCCAAAACACAGGCGTTATTAAAAGATGTTTTTGAAATATACAAAAGACAACCTGTAAGCGGTGTAAGAAAAAGTGCATCTGAAATTGCTATGCGTTTCATTGAAATGCGCAACGAAGAAAAATCCCAACTTGCTATTTCGAATGTGCTTGGAGGGTTAAAACCAAATGAATACGTTGCAGATCGTTATGGAGATTTGATTGCAGCAGATTTAGATGGTGTTGCAGAATACTTAGCTGGTACAAACAAAACAAAAGAAGAAATAGATGCCAGACTCGAAGAGTTGGTAGACCAACATTACGGCAAATCAAGACTTGTTATTGACCCAAGGTTTCCAGTAGGAGGACTTAACAGAACTTCATATAGTCTTGAGAAAAGATTCCCAGATGAAAATCGAAGAAATGCTTTTAAAGACCTCATTGCCTCTCAATTGCCAGAGGGTTACAGGCTTGCAACATATATAGCCCCAAAAGAAACCAATCTTATTGAAAACATTGTTGAGCAAGGCCCGATAATGGGCTCAATAACTTCAGCAACTTCTGCAATAACAGCAGCATTTGTAGGCGATAAACCCAAAGACAAAACGGTTTACTTAGTTCCTAATGAGAATACTCGAGGAATAGCTTATTATGCTTTTTATGTAGATGAAAACAACGAACTCCGTCCGTTAATTACAGAAGTAAATAATGAGCCATATCTCCCAACATTTACAGAAAGAGATTTAGCTAATTATGATCGAGAAGTTATGCTTGCTGAAAGAGAGGCCTTAGAGGCGCAAGTAAAAATAGATCAAGCACTTCAGGACTATAGCGAAAGTCCTCGACCAACCTCATTTGAATCTATTCGCAATTTTTTAGGGGCAAACTAAAATGGAAAATGGGTTAACTTTTATGCCAGACATTGAAGTAGGAATGGATACTGTTTCTGCTCCTGATTTTTATGAAACTGTTGGTGCGTCTCTTGCTTACAAGTATAACCCATTACTAGATTTTGTTTCTGAAACCTTTCAGTTTAGAGAGCCGTATGAATTTGGCAGTCGTGCGCAGCCAAGATCTGATTATAATGCTAGACAAAATATTCCAGAAGATTTGCTGCCATATAGCTCTTCGCTTCTTGACGCAGACAGTCAAGCTCACATGGATTTTAAAGTAAAGAATCTTAGAAGAGGTCTTAAAACTAGAGAAACAAATGCTCGTTCTGGTTTAGGCGCTTCATTCCTTGCTGAAGCATTTGACCCTGTTGCCTACATTGCAATTCCTTTGCGTTTTGTTGGCCTTACAAAAACTGCTTTAAAGGTTGGCGCTCAAAGTGCTGCTATTGTATCCGCTCAAGAATCTATTAGAGCGCCACTCGATCCTTTAGGTACAACATCTGAAACCGCAATTAACATTGGTTCCGCATTTGCATTTGGTACAGCAATAACTCGTCTTACGAATATACCGGCGGCTCGTAGAGCAAAAGCCGTGCAAGAAATTAAAGAAGTTGAAGTTGAGATTGAAAATCTACGTCAAGCAATTGAGCCTTTAGAGGGCGTCGAAATAGATCCTTCTATTGCTAGTAGCGCGTTTACTGACTCATGGCTGTTTAAGTCTGTAACCACACCAATGAAGCGCGTACTCCAAGATGAAGCAGTTCCTAATACTGTTAAGTTAACTATGCTTGATATTGCTAATGATGCTGGCATTTTGCTCAATGCAAACAAGCAAGGATTTGCAATAAAGAACTCTGTATTTCAAAATGCAAAGCTGCGAGATGGTGAGTGGGTTCAAGCTTATGACGAGATCGTTTCTATTTGGGGTGAGTCTCACGGCAAAGGTGTAACTCAACCACTGGATTACATGTACAAGCGAAAAGACTTTGAGCAGTGGCTTACAGAAGTAGACTCAAAAGCAATTCGTGGACAGAAGCCTGCCGATGATTTTGAGGCTAAGGCTATGGATGCCTTAAACAATTTTTACAGCAAGTGGGAAACTCGTCTGAACGACACTGGCCTGATTGGTAACAGAGGCTTTTATATAAAAGACATTAAAAAACGCCAAGCGCAGAATGAAATGATTGATGCTGAGCGGTATCGTGGAACGCCAGAATTCATAGTTATGAAAGATGTCGTTGATCGAAACAATGCTGTTATTAATATGCACCAACAAGCTCTTGATGAACTTGATGCTGCTGGTCCAATCAGTCCTGCAAATGAGGATATATTCCGCCCTCGATACTGGGACAAAGACGGTATTAAAAAGGATCGTGCTGGCCTTGAAAAGATTTTATCTGACTGGTTTAGGCAAAACCCAGAAGGTTATGGCATAAGCCCAACAGGCAAGTGGGAGAAAGTTACTTACTCAACTTCTGAAGAGGCCATTGCCAAGCGAGCTTCTGACGCAGTTGACTCTATTCTTGGCCTTAAAGATGTTACTGATGTAGATGTCGCAACCTTTGGGTACGGCAAGTCTAAGCACCTAAAGCACCGCGGGATCGACATTCCTAACAAACTTGTCCTTGATTACATTCATCGCAATCCAATTTCCATTATGAAAGCATACACTGCGCGTACAGCTCCACGCTATGAGTTTGCCGCTAAGTTTGATGGACAGGAGATTGACGACATACTTAATGACAAGATGTCTGAAATGCTTGCATCCGGGATGTCGTTAGAAAAAGCCAACGCTGCGTCTAGAGATATACGCCATATGTATGATCGAGTCGCTGGTACAGTTCTTCGTGAGCCAGATGCTCTTAATCAAAAGGCTGCTGAAGTTCTTCGTACCGCTGCTCAACTTGGTTATCTTGGTAAGGCTGGGTTATCTACTATTTCAGAGCCAGCAAAGATTATGATGGAACACGGCATTGGTAAAACAATGAAGGGTTTGTTTAGTATTCTTGATGACAACCAATTAAAGTTAGGCGCTAAAGAAGCAAGGATTGCTGGTGAGGCTTTAGAAATCCTAATGGGTTCTTCTCATCTTCGTTTAGTAGATGACATGGGTAACAATCCATTGCGCTCTAATTTTATGGATAAGTCCAAGAACGCTTTCTATTTGCTTAACGGCTTGGCGCCTATCACTCGTATATTCAAAGACTTTGATGGGATGATGCGCAGCCACACAATAATTGATTACTCAGTGCGCTTGACGCAAGGTAAAGCTACTAAGATGGAGCAAGAGTATTTGCTTCGCTATGGTATTGATCTCGATACCGCTGGCAAGATTGCCAATGCGCCTTGGCAGAAGTCTAAGTCCGGCATGTATATGGCTGACAGTGAGTCATGGGCCAAAATAGATATGCAATCTTTGCGAGATGAGGTGTCTAAGACTTATAAGCCATCTAGAAAATCTATGTTGAAAATGTCTGAAACTGAATTGTTAAATCGTTTTTCGGGAGAGTTTAATGTTGATCGTATTATTACAGATCAAGATATTGTAGACGATGTATTTTCTCGCATGGGTACGCCAAACATATTGGGGAAAGCCGACGGAATTGAGCTTGGTTCTCCGGCTACTGTTTATATTAATAAGAAAAATATTAAGGCTTCTTATGAAAAGTTTAAAAACAGAGAAGACTTAGATAAATTTACTAAAGATTTAGAAGAAGCGCTTGAAAACGGTACAATAAATAAAGCTGCTTACGAGCATCAAATGACTTACGTTAACAACGCAGATCTTTTTGAAACTGTAGATGACTTTGTTAAGTTTGTTATGATGCACGAATTGCACCACACAACTACATTTCAAAGAGTTGGAGAAAATATTGCCGATTACGAAAAACGCATTGATGACTTGGCAGTATCTTACATTAGAAATGAAAAAGAACAGGGGATAGAATTAGCTCTTGAGAAAGCAAGGGCTGCTAAAGTTCTTGAGGCTGAAGAAACAGTTAAGTCTTTCCGCAATGCTCTTAGCTCTGGCATAGCTAACACCATTCTTATGGGTACGCCTGCTGATAAGCCGATCATTACTGACGGTATAGCTTACATTCCTATGCACGTTGCTAGCAAATTCGGGATGAAAGAAGACAGTAAGTACAAAGGATACGCTAGAATAGAAAACGGATTGCTTGGTATGCCGTTTCAATTCTACAGCTACGCACTTGCAGCAACAAACAAAACATTAGCTGCTTATGGGCATGGCCAATTAAAGAACCAATTCCTCGGTACAGCAATTGCTATGGGTCTTGGTTATATTTCCCTAGAACTAAAGACACCCGACTTTGTTGAGCTTTCTCCGCAAGATAAGTTTGCTAGAGCATTTGATTACTCAGGTGTCGCTGCTTTGTACTCAGATCTTTTTTACACAGCAATGAGTACAAGCCTTGCATTAGGTGGGCCAAACATTACAGGCGGTGCGTTGCAGCCTAGATACCCGCAAGAGGCTAGTACAAGTGACGCTATCACTGGGCTTCTTGGTGCTGGCCCTTCTATTGGCATGGAGTATGCCAACGGTATGGCTAATATGCTGACGGGTAATGTTGGGGAAGGAAGCAAGGAGTTCATAAGAGCTTTGCCATTCTCTAACCTTTGGATGTGGAATGACATGGTTAATAGATTAACCAATATGCTTGAAAGTGAGCTAGATGATGGGCCGTCTGGATTCGGTAGATACTAATTGTGCGTTGAAGCGCTTGCTTTAGCTTGCTAGTCGATAAAAAAAGGAATGTGACATGACGATTAACCTTGCCGATAACTCGCCTCGAATATCATATTCGGTAGCGCAGGGCGTAACTCAGTCTACTTTTGCTGTACCGTTTGAGTTCTTTGCTCAAGAAAGCCTTAACGTATATGTTGATGGTGTTCTCAAGACTTTAACTACCGATTACACTGTAACTGGTGGTGACGGCTCTACTGGCTCAGTTTCTATATCGGTCACAGGCGCTTCTGGTGGTTCAACGGTTGTTATCACTAGGGAAATTTCACTTGAGCGTACAGCAGACTTTCCAACATCTGGTCCTTTTCAGATTGCTGCACTCAATACAGAGCTTGACCGCATCATAGCTATTGCTGCTGACTTAAATGATCGCACTGATCGCTCACTTCATGCGCCAGACTTTGATGCTCCGGCGTCTTACACGTTGCCTGTTCTCGAATCTCGCAAGGGTACTGTCCTTGCGTTCAGCGGAACTTCAGGTGATGTAGAAGTTGGGCCCAAAATTACTGATGTGCAAAGCCTTGCAAACGTTAGTGCTGATATTGCTCTTCTTGCTGACATTCAGGACGGCACCACGGCTACAAATGCTATTACTAACGTCAATACAATCCGCGCTAATGTTACAACAGTGGCTAACATTTCCTCGAATGTAACTACTGTCTCAGGCATATCGGCAAACGTAACAACAGTAGCTGGCATTTCTGCAAATGTTACAAATGTAAGTTCCATTTCAGCCAATGTGACAACTGTTGCTGGGATTGCATCTGACGTAACCACTGTAAGCTCTAACGCTTCTGCGGTATCTACGGTTTCTTCAAACATTAACAATGTAAATACTGTTGCATCCAACATTACCAACATCAACACTGTGGCTAATGACTTGCTTGAGGTGGTTTCTGAAATTGAAACTGTAGCTAATGACCTTAACGAGGTCACAAGTGAGATTGAGGTTGTTGCCAACAACATTACCAATGTGAATACAGTTGGGGGAATTAGCGGAAACGTAACTACCGTTGCTGGCATATCTTCAAATGTAACTACAGTATCTTCTATCTCCGCTGATGTTACTTCTGTGGCTTCGATTTCTGCTGATGTAACTGCGGTTGCATCTGTTAGCACTTCAGACTTGGCAACAATTGCCTCAATTAGTTCGGACGTAACTTCTGTTGCAAGCATTTCTTCTGAAGTCACAACTGTTGCTAACAATCTTTCTGACATTACTAACTTCTTTGCCGTTTATAGGACGGGAGCGTCTGAGCCTGCTACGTCGCTAGATACTGGTGATCTGTTCTACAACACCTCAACAGGGACTCTAAAGATTTACAACGGCTCTTCTTGGGAAGCTGGCGTTACTGCCGGGTCTGGCTTTCTTGCTCAGTCTTCAAACCTTTCCGATCTTCAGAGTGCCTCTTCTGCACGGCAAAACTTGGGCCTAGAGATTGGTGTAGATGTACAAGCATACAGCGCAAATCTGTCTTCAATAAATTCTCGTATTACAGGTCTAGCAAACTGGACAATCACAGAGTCAGGCGGCTCGTTGTACTTTGCCACAGGCGGCTCAAACAAGATGAAGCTAGACGCAAGCGGCAACCTCGATGTTGTCGGCAACGTAAACACTAACGCAACAATTAGCTAATAGGAGTATCCGAAGATGGCTATTAAAGTAGGCGGCACTACGGTTATTGATGACAGCCGTAACGTAGATAACATTGGTACAATCAAGGGTCTTAGCTACCCTAGCGCAGATGGCACTGCTGGTCAGTTCTTAAAGACTGACGGTGCAGGGAACCTCGCATTCCAGACAGTTCAGACAGATCCAACTATTGCTACTCTCACCAAGTCTTTTGCTTCTGGTGAGACAGCAAGCATTACTCTTTCTCAAGCCATTACTACTGCGCCTGTTGTAAGTGTTATTAAAGAGGTTTCGCAGACTGGTGTCTCGAGCAAAGGCTCTTGGGATGTTGCGTCTGATGGTGGCAACTATGAACGTCAAGACACTGCGTATGATACTACGCTGACGCCTTCCTCGCAGGGCTGGGACACCACAACTGCATCATATGTAAATAATAAAAACGTTTCAGCACAAGAATCTGCAATGCAGGAAGTGTTCTTCAAGCCTGATGGTACAAAGATGTACCTGCTTGGGAATGGTGCTGACAACGTTTATGAATACAACTTGTCTACTGCTTACGATGTTCAGTCTTCCAGCTTTGTGCAATCTTTTTCTATATCCTCTCAAGATAATTTTCCAAGAGGTTTGTTCTTTAGGGCAGATGGTCTTAAAATGTACATGACAGGCCAAGCAGACAATGTGCATGAATATAATCTTAGCACCGCTTGGGATATTTCAACTGCTAGTTACCTCCGAGAATCTTCTTATTTGTTCGGAGACCCTCAAGCTATTTTCTTTAAGCCAGATGGCACCAAAGCATTCGCAACTGCTGAAGATAGTAGTCTATATGAATATAATTTAAGTACCCCTTGGGACGTAACAACTATGTCTCAAACTGCAGGGACTCACTCTATTTCAAACAATGCTAAAGGTATTTATTTTAAGTCTGACGGTACTAAAATGTACATTGCAGCAGATACTGGGGATGTAGTTACTGAATACAATTTGACCACAGCTTGGGACGCATCAACGCTGTCTTTTGTAAACAACTTCTCTATATCTGGATCTGGTCAAACAACTACCCCCACGGGTCTTGCGTTTAGCAACACTGGTCACAAGATGTTTGTCTGTGACTTCGATCAGGTCTTCCAATATGAATTAGATGTAACTAATGTACTTGTTCTAGGCTCAGGCTCATTCTCTTCATCTGACGTAGGCAAAACCATCGAAGGCAACGGCGGCAAGGCTATCCTGACTGCTACTAATGGTTCGTATTCTGTAGTCACAGCCTTTACTGATAGCAGCACTATTGCGTCTGGTGATTGGGGTATGTTTGCTACTGTTGTAAATGTCACAGATGGGCTTGAGTTGAGTAATTACGTTAACGGCTTTGTAAGCCCTGACAACTGGACTTATACCGGTAAATACCTTAATCTTGAGAATTCTAATGTGACTAACCCAATTATTGCCCATTCTTTAATAGCTAATCGCTTTGGTGACAATGGTACTAAACTTTACGTCTGCTCATACGACTCAGATAGAGTATGGCAGATTAATCTTTCTACGCCTTATGATATAACTACAGGAGTCTTTGACAGTACTTTGTCTATATCTGCTCAAGATACAGTTCCTTTCAGTATATTCTTTAAACCTGATGGTACTAAGATGTTTATGTTGGGTATAAGCTCTTCAATTGTTTTTCAATACTCATTATCAACTCCTTGGGAGCTTTCAACCGCAAGCTACGATTCAGTTTCTCAATTAATACCCGCTCAAACCCAAGGCCCATCAAAGATTTTCTTTAAGCCAGACGGAACTAAATTATTCGTTTGCTCTAGTAGTGGAGATCATATTCAAGAGCTTTCTTTAAGTACGGCTTGGGACATTACTACAATGTCCTCTGTTTTCAAATACTCCATAAGTGCGGTGTCAACTAGCCCAAGGGGTATTTACATTAAAGATGATGGCTTAACGTATTATCTTATCACTGCTGACTTAGACAGGGCGTACGAGTATAATATGTCAACAGCTTGGGATATTTCGACAAGCTCTTACAGCAATAATTTCATTTCCATTCGAGATACATCTGGTGCTGGTACTGAGCCAGAAGATATTGACTTTAAGCCAGACGGGACATTGGCTATTATTGGTGACCAAGGTGGATCTGCTTATGTTCGTGAGTGGTCTACAGGTGAGTTGTTTTCTCCTTCTGGTACATACGAAGTCTCATTAACCAACGTAGGCGGTCAGATCGACACAACTACATGGCTAGACTTGAATACTATGGCTGGTGACCAAGACGCTGGTAATGGTGAAGTTTACTATGCTGTGTCTACTGATGGTCGTACTACATGGTCGGTGATTAAAGAGGGTGACGGTGTTCGTCCTATCGTTCGTGATAATGCAGGGACTTGGGAGTATAACTCAAACACTGGAAACCCAAATGCTTGGGATGTTTCGGCGGCAACTTTTGTTCGTAGCGAAAGCGTTAGCTCTGAGGACACAGAGCCAGAAGATGTTTTCTTTAAACCAGATGGAACAAAGATGTATGTTCTTGGTAATGCTGGCAATGATGTTAACGAGTATAATCTAAGCACTGCTTGGGATGTATCCAGCAAGACCTTCAATCAAAACTTTGCTGTTGGAAGTCAGGATGGCAGCCCCGAAGGCCTCTTCTTTAAACCTGATGGAACTAAAATGTATGTTCTTGGAACAAATAATAGTTCAGTTTTCGAATACAATTTAGCTTCAGCTTGGGATATTTCCACAGCCAGTTACTCTCAAGCCTTTAGTAACTTTACTGGAGCAAACTCTGGATTCTTCTTCAAGCCAGACGGATCTAAAATGTATATTTGCGAGGTCATAAGCTCTGACATTTCTGAGTTTAATTTAAGCACACCGTGGGATGTTTCTTCAGCGTCTTACTTACAAAACCTTGCCATAGGTTCGGTAGAGAGTGCACCTAAAGACGTATTCTTTAAATCTAATGGTACAAAGATGTATGTTTTAGGTGAAGGAACGGGAGATAAAGTTTATGAATATGATCTAAGTACTGCATGGGATTTAAGTTCTGCATCTTATAACGGCTCTGGCGAAACCTTAGATGTAAGTTCTAAAGATACAGCACCAACAGGTATGTTCTTTAATTCAGACGGCTCTAGACTTTACGTTGTAGGCGAAAACTCAGACAATGTGCATCAATACAACATAGGCACTAATGCTTACTCAACATCTGCTACATGGGAGAGTGCAACTACCAACGCAGAGATTGAAGCACTGCAAGAAGCGTTAAGCGTAGAAAACAACCGCATGGACAACACGCAGTTAAGTGCTGTCACTGACCCTAATCACTTCACTCTAGGCAACAGCTTGGACTTGATGATTGGTTTGTACCAAGGCACTGCATCTGTAAATGTCCCATCATCTGACGGTGTAACGATTAACTATGATGCTGAGGCTTTGCAAAGTGGTGCAGTTCTAGGCACTGACTATAACTTCGATGCACCAGATAGCACGACTATTAGGCTTACGTCTAATGCTACACAGAATTTAAAGATAAGGGTAGTCTAATATGGACAAGCGTACAGTAGCATCTGCGCATGAGCGGATTGATGGTCTTGAGAAAGAGGTGATCGCCATTAAGACTGAAGTAAAGATCCAGTTCAAAGATTTGTTTGGCCGCGTCAAACGCATGGAAAGCATTATGATTGCAGCAACAGCCTCAATTATTGCACTCTTAGTTGCTGTCTTGACAAAGATGGGGTGATGATCTGTGTTCTCGCCTTTGTCTCATTCAACCACGCTTGGACGCAAGGCGGGAACCAGTTGTTCCAATACTGTTTCTATAACTGCGGCACTACAAAGAATGGCTTGTGGTACGATAGGGTCTATCGTGTCAGCCATTTGTTTATCTGCCCAGCAAGGTTTGTTGAAACATGATTGATCCTATCTCAGCCCTTTCAATTGCAGCCTCTGCTGTATCGAGCGCCAAGACCCTGCTGGCTGCTGGTCGGGATGCGTCAGGCGCATTGAGCAAGTTTGCTGGTGCGGTGTCGGACGTCAATTACGCCGCTGAGAAGGCACGGAACCCGAGCATCTTTGCATCATTAACTGGCTCTGCTGAACAAGCGGCGATAGATGCTTTCTCTGCTCAGAAGCGTATGCAAGCTATGCGTAAGGAAATTGAAACGATCATTCAGTTCCAATACGGGCCTAGTGGCTTAAAGGAATATAAGGATACTCTTCGCAGGGTTCGGGAGCAACGCAAGAAAACCGAGTACCGAAAAGCCGAGATCAAAGAGGCTATAATAATGTGGGTTGTTGGCGGCGTCATCGTGATTGCTGGTATCGCTGGACTTGCGGCTGTTCTGTATTTTATCGGCAAGCAACAAGGCAAATGGTAGATGAAGGACGGAGAGATTATACGTCAGTTCGATCAGAGCATTGAGCTAATCATTGAAGGCTTGGCTGCTCGATCAGGCCGAGAGTTTAAAGAAGTTCTTTTACTTTTACAGAAAGGTAGGAAGCTACATGGCACACACGGTATTAGATAATTGGAAAGTGCTGCCGCGCTTGATGATGCTGGCAGTCACTGTGCTGACCTATCAAGCAGTGCATTGGTTCATGGGGTTAGATGATCCCAGCGTTGCTCAATCAGGGCTTGTAAGCGTCTGTATGGGCGCTCTCACGGGGTGCTTTGGTATCTGGATGGGCAAAGAGTCCAAGACTACAGTTACAAACACAGCTTCATCGTCTAAGGTAGAGTATGAGGTAGACAAATGATTGCTCAAATTATTGGATCTCTTGGTGGACTAGCATCTACTTACCTCGATAGCAAAGCTGTCGTTAAGAAGGCAGAAGCAGAAACTAAAATGAAGATTGCTACTGGTGAGATTAGCTGGGAGCAGGCTGCGATACAGGCAAGCGATAACTCTTGGAAGGATGAGGCTTGGACTGTAGCTTTCATAGCCATAATCATTTGTTCATTTGTACCTCCGCTTCAGCCCTATATGAAGGAGGGCTTCGCTAATATTTCAGCTGCACCTGAGTGGTTTCAGTGGGCTTGCTTTAGCTCAATTGCTGCCAGCTTTGGTATTCGTACAATGAAAGGGTTTAAGAAATGAGTTACAAATTAGGTAAGCGCAGCCTTGATAGGTTGATCGGTGTTGATGAGCGCATGGTTGCTGTTGTTAAGTATGCAATCAATGTAACTAAGCAGGACTTTTCTGTGATCTGTGGGCTGCGCACCATCGAAGAGCAGAGAGTATTGGTTGCTAAAGGTGCAAGTCAGAAAATGAAGTCAAAGCATATTGATGGATTGGCTGTTGATCTTATGGCTTGGGTTGATGGTGGCAGATGGGAGCTCAATCTCTATGACGAGATTGCTGACGCTATGGCAGAGGGCGCGCGCGCTGTTGATGTGCCAATTCGTTGGGGTGCAGCATGGACTGTACCGAACATTGCTCAGTATAGTGAGGGCAACATGGAAGATGCAATGAATAGTTACATTGATTTGCGCAGATCGCAGGGTCAAAGACCATTTATTGATGGACCTCACTTTGAGTTAGTTGTATAAGATTCGAGTGGGTGGCTATCATCACAAGTAAGATCGACTTACCGCGGGACGGTGGTTGTTTAGCCTAGGATGACGTTGCTACCAAATGTGCCAGCATTCAAATCAACGGCCACCCACACGATTAATTTTTAATTATTGTTTTTCTTTATAGCGTCTGCAACTTTTTTTCGATGCCTAATGTTGTGTTCCATTCGGTCGTCTACCTTACCCATACTAACCACTAAAGTGACTCCGAATATTTTTTTGATTAGATACTTAAGCATTTTTGTTTCCTTTCTAATGCTTTACATTTACACGGTTACCCGCACGATTACTTTCTGCTGTAATGATAGACACTGTTCTTTTTATTAGTGCCTACCTGCACTCGTTCTCTAGTAAGCACTCCGTCCCGGTACATGAGGTCTAGCATCTGGCTGGCTATACGGAGTCCTAGTTTAGTTTCTCTGTTTATATCTTCAGCTACTCTAGTTTGTTTTTTACTGAAGCAGGACATTATCATTTGACGCCTAGCTATAGATTGTTCCCGTTGCTTTCTAATTGAAGAGTTTGTTGCTGTCTCAGGTGTATACTTTTTTTGTTCGGGAAATGCTGGTCGCATCTTTAGGTCGATCATTTCCTGTTCAAAGCTACGCCATTTTTCTGCATAGATAAGCTGATATTTCTCTGCCCTTGGTAGCTTGCTGTTGTAGATCTCGTCTATTCTTTTTGCGCTATCTGTATCAGTGCTTTTATTTCTTCTAGTTCTTGCTTTAGGTTGTGGCGCTGCTTGCTGTCCGCTATCAACACCATGGTTTTCAGCCGATGGACTGCTCTTTTTAAGGCGATCTTCCCTTCTTCTCTCATTGGCTTTTCTCCTTGGACATACAAATTTAATTTCATATTTCTTGGTTAGTCTTTGTACTTCCGCATATGGTATATCAAGTAAGGTTGATGTTTCGCGTTGAGTTAGTCCCATCTCCGCTGCGTTGATACACTTGCTTATGTCTGACTTCTGCATGTGTGCCTCTTATTAGTTAAAAAAAGGGACAGCCCTAAGACTGCCCCAGTTGTCGGAGAACACCTCCTTTCTAAAACGGTATGTCATCACCTTGCAAGGGGTCGGTTGTTGGCGCTGCGCCTCCCGACATCTTGTCGCTCACTTGGAATGACATATAAGGCTTACCATCTTTCATCTTCTTCCATCCGGCAAGGCGTTTGCTGTCACCAAATGGGCCACTGTAATCAGGAGCTGACTCGTTCCCCTTCTTATCGTTCTCAAAGAAGGTTCCTGCTTTTTCGTAGACCTCAATGATCTGCTTACCATCACGGGTCTGGTCTCGGACTAGCATCACCTTTTTATCTGCGCCCTCGACGTTGAGCTTGCCTTGCAGGATCATCTGCTGCGTAGGGAAAGGGGTGAAGGCTGCGCCTCGGTTAGTATCGTCGTATTGTTCTGCCATGCTTCTGGCTCCTTTAGAATTAAAAGGGGAATTAACCCCTTTGTTACCACCCGCTTGGTGCGGATGTATCTCCCGATGTTAAGCCCTTAGTGACTTGAACACCGCTCGATTGCTTGGCGGCTATGTTGCCGTCATCATCTTCTGTCGCAAGGCAAGCCATGCCTAGCAAGCCGTAGCGTCTAGCGTACGTTATAGCGCTGCCTAATCCCTGCATGTCCTGCTTACTCAAGACTAGGTAAACCTTGCTTGAGAAGGCTTCTCCTGAAGTGTGAAGTAGCTTTGTTTCCACATACACACCCAGTTCGTCACGGCCACAGGGCTGCATGACTACGAACCCGTTCTCTTGGAACACGCTTGACGTAGCGTCAATCACTGCCTCGAGTGAGGCGTAACGGTTCTTGAAGTGTGGGTTCACGCTATCTTTCTTTACAGATTCCATAGCTTGCTGCGCTTTGAGTAGCGCCTTGATTGCTGTGTCAGTCATCTTTCATTCTCGCTTTGTAATCTAAACTAATTTTCAATTTGCTAATCCCAAGTTCAGGGTAAGCTAAGCTTTCAAGCTGCTGCTCAAAGTCTTGCGCTGCAACTAAAGTTTTTATGCCATTGGCTAATCCAAAGGCAGAATCTCTTGAAAGCGACTCAATGTTCTTATGATTCAGTACGCAAATTAAAGACCCATCTTCTTCGAGTAGGTGTATAGTACAAATATCCATTTATTTTCTCCTTGTTATGCGGATGGCTCCGCGTTTGTCACGTTTAGCTGTGAGTTGATCGCAGTAAACCTCACGCTCATTGTCGCCAACCATGTCTTTGATTTGTTTCTTGGCTGACTCGAATGTCTTAGCTGCCGCCTCATTTTCTACGTATGTAATAGCGGCGTCCACAAATTGGTTGTCGCTTGTGGCGTTGCGCTTGACCATGTTGTCCACCGACACCTTGTCAATGCTAAGTTGTATCGGTTGGTCATTACCAACTGGCTCTTCATCGCGAAGCACGTAACCCCAGAAATCTGACACCACTGCCCACATAGAATTGAAATACTCTTCGTTCCGCCTGACATGAGCCGACTCCCATTTGTTGTTGCCAAAGATAACAGATATGTGAGCGCCGTTAGCCTTGGCTAAATGTATATACAATTGCAGCTGCGGCATGTAATACTCGATAACTTTATCCAAAGTATTATAAGCGTTGGTGTGCTTGGCTTCTACGATAGAGTCATCGACTATAGCATCTACTGTACCCTTGACCGGGACTGATCCAATCGTTTCTTCAAATGATTTCTGGAACCCAGTAAGAGTGCAGCTATATTCTTCTGAAAACCAAAGCAAATTAAACTTTTCAGTTTCTATCCCCATCTGCACAGCGATGTTCCGAGACAAATCTTCAGGCTCAACTCTGCCTGTCTTGACCTGCCATAACTCCAGCCAGTTCCCCTGCATTATTTTTACGCAGTCGGAACCACCTATGAAACCCTTACGTTCCATGTTGTTCTCCTTTGTTATCTGATACTAGCCTATCGCTTATGTGCGACTTAGGCAATACGAAGTGACGTTACGTCACTCGTACTTTCCGTACTTCTCAAAGTCTTCTTCGCTGAGGTGTTGGAATTTCTTGAGGCGCTCTTTAGTTTTGCCTCTAAGGTAGGTGTCACCTACTGCTTCGCCATTACGAATACGCTGCGCAATAATCTTATCGCTGTCTAACACATAGCCAGATCTCTTGTACTCACGAGCCATGACCGGAGAGCTTGCTGCCTTACTAACATGAGCGTCCCATACAGATGGTCTTGCTGCATCACTGAGCTTGGTTGTTTTATATGTCATGGTCTACCTACATCCATAAGGGTAACTGCTACTTGATCGTCACCTTTAAGTTCATTTATAAATTCCTCTTTGGCTATGCGCTCTGCGTTAATAAGAGAGTCAGAGACAATCGTAATGTCCCTGAATATAATCCCTTCGACTCTGAGCGTATAAGCTATTGGATGTGCGCGACTCATGTTCGTACCTTCGATGGGCTGTAATACTGTGCAATGCGAGTACCGCTAGCGGTCTTGACCATTACCTTGTCGATCTCCATGCCTTCGTCTTTGAGGTCTTTGATTCGCGCTGCTAATCTAAAGCATCCGAATGTTTGCAGTGCATCAATTGCTGTGATGCGATAGCCTTGCTTGAGATACGCTTTGATCTCATCTGTTTGTTTTATAGTCATTGTGTTCTCCTTAGACTAAGTTTTCTTTTGCATACAATCCAATGAGTGCGGCTTCTGCTCGTCCGTCATCTTTAACTCGTTTGAAATAGTGTGCATGGTTAGGGAAGCAGAGCTTCGCTAGTCTTCTACTTTCACCCTTGTCTCTTGAAAGGTCAAAGTATTTCTTCCACTGACGTGGCGTCACATATTTTATAGGTAGCTTTGACGCAACGATCCCCATCTCTAGCTGACCAAAGCCCTGTCCGAATCTGAATGTACTGCTAACTCCTTGATTAGGCATAGCATTTACACGCTCGATCACAGCTAAGGCCGGCTTGTTTCTTTGGTTGGATAGGATTGAAAGCAACTCAGGTAAGTTAATTAATGTCTTACCCTTTGGTGATTGAGCTACTGGAATATCGTAGATAACTAAGCTGTCTGTTTCTGTTTCATATATACTGACTGCTCCTGTAAATCCGGGGTCGATTCCATAGATGAGCATGTCATTCTCCTTACCAGTCGGTTGGTGGCTTTGCGTTTGACTCGATGCTAGATTCCCACGCGCCAGCCTGTAGCTTGACGCTAGGTTTCTTTAATCGTTTTTTGTTTGGTTTTGTCTTTGATGTTGGCTCTTGCCATTTGTCATTCACATAACAGCTCATGCAAACGAACCAGTGTTTCTCCATTGAGCGGCCACTGTTTGTTTTAAGTACTGCTACAAAGAAATGTGTTGCCACTTGGCAAGCTACGCATATAGCTGCTTTACCTTTTAGTGATCGTGATGTCATAGCCTAAAGCATCCAACCAACAGTTGAGCATAAAGCCAGAGGGTATTCGTTTGTGTGTTTCCCACTTGTGTATTAAGGATTCTGTGCATCCTATTTTATAAGCTAATTTTTCTTGACTTAACTTTTGCTTTGATCGAGCGGCGCTCAACATTTCCACCATTAGCTCGTAGTTCTTTGGTATTTTTAACGGCGTCTTGTATTTGTCTAACTTGCTCGATGGCATGACTTATCCTCAGCGCAGTATAAAACCTCAACTCCGTATCTTTCTTTATGGTTCTGTAGTAGGTAGAACGTGGGATATTAGCGCGACTAAAAGCTCTAAGCAGAGACACGTTAGCTGTCTCCGCTTGTTCAGTTATTGTTTCAAGATACGATTTCATGCCGCATTAATGCAGCAATCTATTCGTCGAAGTCAACATCCCAGACTTGGATTTCTCCTGATCCTTTGCAGTTGTCGCATGGTTCTGACTCAAAGTATGGCTCAGGTGCATCGTTGTATGATGTCCTTACTGGCATTGACTCCACTTCAATGAAGCCATCACCACTACATTCTTTGCAAGCCACTGTGGTTCTGTACTGTTTCATTGGTATGGTATTTCATCCTCTACAATTGGGGCTACATAGTTCTCTTCCCATGCAGCTGTGCCTCTGCGGATAAACTTATCTCGATCAAACTTTGGATTAGTTTTCTCAAGTTCATCTGCAATGCTATGAAGGTGAGTGGGCCACGGTACAAGTGGCCCCAATGTATCTGCTAGATACTCAAAGTGCTGTCGTGACATACGCATTGTGTTCTCCTTAGATTACGTTCTCGCCCACCATTGAGGTAAACAGTTTGTGATTCATTGCATTGCTAATCGCTATCTCGCGATTGTAACGTGCAATCTGTGGTGACTTGAGGTCATTGGTATGCGTAGCCCAGTGGGTCAGGCAGTTATACAATGCCCACTTGTTGTGACCGAGATCCATCTTCTCACGATCCCAACCTGAGATAAGATTCTCAAGTTGCTTTTCGTTTGTCTTGATCACTTGCTGCTGCTTAGTTACTACCTTGCATATGGTTGACCGAAAGAACTGCTCGACTTGATCGTTGTTCAATCGTGTCTGCATCCATGACTGCCACTCTTTGCTGCGTCCCATGAAATGTTCGGCGCCACCTATGATCTTGGCAGCGCTCCCGTCTACGTTGACTGACGCTGTGTGCTTGAAACGTGACTTTGCAATAGCATCTGGTGTTGTGCATCCATTCAAGCACCACAGTCTGAGACCATTGGCTTGCTGAGAAAAGGACCATGATCCGTCATAACTATTGAAGAAGCTGACACGGAACTGAACGTAGTCACCTACTGCTGGCTGCTGCACCAGATCAGGAAAGATGATCTCACCTCTTAGCTTACGGCCATCTTCGATTACATCTACGTTGACCTCATAGTCACTGGTTAGCTTGCTTGCTTTAACTCCGTCAAGGATTGAGTTGACTACATCATCGTGCGGTATCATTCGATAGCGTGACCCATGCAAGCCGAGTGTCTTGCCTGTGTCTGTGCGCACGATGCACTTGTGATCTGGGATAAGCTCACCGTCTTGAGTAAAGACTGGCTGCTCTTCCACTGGAAAGTTGTAGCTGTTGGATTGAAAGTCTAGCATTGTTTGTTCTCCTTAGAAGTTTATTTAAACTTTAGTCATTACATTATATGGCGGGACGCTTTCTGCAACATTTGGAATGAATCCATTCATAGGTTTGGTTAGCCCAGCGCAACGAAACCTGTTACAGAAATTACCAGAACCGCGATATACATAACGAAGATTAGCTTGTCCTCATGGTCGCCCATGTCGAAGCCCCCTTGTTGATAGAGTTGATAGAGTTGATAGGGGAGCCGAAGCTCCCCTTGTAGGTGACTTACGCCACCATGTTTCTGAGCTTGCTGAAGTTGGCTGGCTTGGCAGCCTTGTTAGGTGCAGGGCGCTTGTTAGGTGTCCAGACCTCACCTCCTGTCAGTGCAGCGAAGACTTCACAGTCTGCATCGTGACGAGTTTGAAGCTCTTCGAGCTCGGGCAGAAGTGTATTGATCCAGCGTTCTGTCCGCTCCATAGCGTAGGTGTTCTTCTCATCTACAGCGATGTCGTACTCTGCGAGTGAATCAGCAATCTGCTTTTTCTTGAAGGCGAGACTGTTGTTCGATGTGTAGCAAGCATCGCGTCCTAAGCCGATAAGGAATTTATCATTGATGATTGGGCCGTCAGCTGATGGCTTGTCTGTAGCATGATAGTTGATAACTTCTAGTTTAAGTTGAGCCAATTTAGATACGTTAGTCATTTCCTAGTTCTCCTGTTAGTCGAGAGGGACATCCTCTCGATGCAGGCCCAGAGACATGCCCAGAGACGCCGGGACGGCGCTTGAAGTACGCAAGGGCGAAGAGCGCAGCGTCCCTTGCGAACTTTCGATGGAGCATGGCACGCAGGACAAAGAGAGAGGATGTTCTGATCGACGGAGAACGGCGGCAATGCCTATCTAAATTGGCGATACTTATACTCGATGTGGGTTATAGTATGTTTAGCATGTCAACAGCTAAACGAGGTACTATGATACCTATTTACGTTAGTGACGCTACGTCACATATTGACAGAGCCTGACGAAATAGTGCTGTGTGGGGGGAGAGAGGGAGAGGGGGGCAAGCATGAGGATAAAGGATAGAAAGTACGGATGACTAATGTTCCGAATACAAGAAAGCTGACTGAGAAACAGACAGCGTTAGTTGACACCATTGTAGCAAACGGGTGTACGATCGCTAAGGCCGCAGAGATAGCTGGATATAGTAGCGGTGAGTCTGGAAGAGTAACTGCAACCAAGACGATGAAGCTACCACATGTGCAACAGTATCTGATGCAGAGGATGAATGAGGAATTTGGGCTAAGTGCTACCTTGGCAGCTGGGACGGTGAGACGGCTAGCTATGGGGGCTAAGTCTGAGTACGTTCAGCTAGAGGCTAGCAAGGATTTACTGGACCGCGCTGGGTACAAGCCGATAGACCGGTCACAGGTGCAGGTTGCTGGTGATATTAAGGTGTCAATAGATCTTGGCTAGGTAAATTGGTTGTAGATAGCCCGGTATATGGCACAGGGGGTTAAAAACTCCGACAGTATTACTAGCTAGTGGTCCCCCACTCTAGCAATATGCAAAAAAGGCTCTATGCTGCTGCTAATATTTTTTTGTCACAGGGTGTTTGAGATGGCGACCGAGGCTTGGACTAGGAAAGAAGGTAAGAACCCGAAGGGTGGGTTAAATGCGAAGGGCCGTGCGTCTTATAAGAAGGGTACGTTGAAGGCTCCTGTTAAGGGCGCCCCTTCTGGTCCTACTGAGATGCGCAGGAAGGGATCGTTTCTTTCTCGTATGGGCAATATGAAGGGCCCAGAGCGTGACTCCAAGGGTAGACCCACCCGCCTTCTTCTTAGCCTTCAAGCATGGGGCGCGTCTTCCAAAGCTAGCGCAAGAAAGAAGGGTAAGAGCTTACTTGCTCGTTACGAGAGGACCAAGAAGAATGGCTGAGTCTAGGGTTAATGAGGCTGGGAATTATACCAAGCCGGGTATGCGGAAGACATTGTTCAAGCGCATTAAGGCTGGTGGCAAGGGCGGCAATCCCGGACAGTGGTCTGCTCGAAAGGCCCAGATGCTTGCCAAAGAATATAAGGCTAAGGGTGGAGGCTACCGATGAAAGCGTCGCAGAAGTCTTTACTAGATTGGGGTAAGCAGAAGTGGCGCACTAAGAGCGGCAAACCTTCTAAAGAAACTGGTGAGCGTTATCTTCCAGAGAAAGCCATCAAGTCCCTGACCGCTGCTGAGTACGCGGCTACTACCAAGGCCAAGCGTGAAGGCACGAAGAAGGGCAAACAGTTTGTTTCTCAGCCTAAGTCCATCGCAAAAAAGACAAGGAAGTATCGAAATGCCTAATGTCAAAGGAAAGAAGTTTGCCTATACCAAGGCTGGTATGAAAGCGGCTAAGGAATATGCAAAGAAGCCTGCTGCTAAAAAGACATTGTTGAAGAAGGGGTACAAGTAATGGCGTTTTATACAACGGATGGTGAGCTTTACACTGGCGATACTCATTTTCTTGCGGGTGTTACCTACAGCGGAAAGACTCACACGCCTACATCACGGCGTTTAGTTGAGGGCGAAGAGCCTGTTCGGGCCCGTAAGTCCGATGGCAAGCTGTCTGGGGATGATCCATCTACACCAGATGTGAATGAGGCTTACTCCAAGCCCAAGAAAAAGAAGGCCAAGGCCAAGACAGGGAAGTAAGACCATGAGTGAGAAGCACAAGACACTGCTCAAGAAGTACAAGATGCTTGAAGGCCAGCTCATTTCTATGCAGAGCGGGATTGAACGCATGAAGGACAAGCCCAATGCAACATTGCTGGACAAGTCTCTGCGTTGGTACACGAATAAGATGGCAGATCTTGGTGATAGCTTGAACCAAGCCAACCCTCATTACAGATCAATTGAGAAAAAGCTGCGTACAGTTGAAGATAGGCTGGACACAGAGTCTGAAAAGATCAGCCGCATGAGAGCAAAGGCTTCCAAATGAGCTTTATTAGTACACTAAAGCCAATGGAGCTTTCTCTTCTTCGCGGCATAGTAAGAAAGACTGAGTTTGCTTACGTTGAAGCAAAGCACGGCAAGTCATTTATTACTGACGCTGAGTGCGACAAGCTGATTGAAAGCATTGGCCCCGAAGTTGTTGAGCGTATGATTAAGTTTGGTGTAGATAAAGGTCTTCGCTAGTGGTCAACTTTAAGTACAAGCCGGACGGTGAAGTCCTCAAGGGTTTTATGAAGGACGATACCTTCTTTCGTGGCATAAGAGGCCCCGTTGGCTCTGGCAAATCCGTTGCTTGCTGTGTCGAAGTATTCCGCCGCGCCTTACAACAAGAAAAATCTCCTGATGGAACTCGTAAGAGTAGGTGGGCGATCATAAGAAACACCAACCCACAGCTCAGAACTACCACGATTAAGACATGGCTTGACTGGTTTCCTGAGTCTGACTGGGGAAAGTTTACTTGGTCTGTCCCATACACCCACAATATTAAAAAAGGTGACATTGAACTTGAGGTTCTCTTCCTTGCACTCGACCGCCCAGAAGATGTCAAGAAACTCCTATCTTTGGAGCTTACTGGTATTTGGATTAATGAAGCGCGTGAAATACCTAAGAGTATTATTGATGCCTGTACTATGCGTGTGGGTCGTTATCCTTCTATGCGTGATGGCGGTCCTTCTTGGACTGGCGTCATTGCCGATACCAACGCTCCTGAAGAAGATCACTGGTGGCCGATTATGTCTGGAGAAGTACCAATCCCAGATCATATACCGCGTGAGCAAGCTAAGATGCTGGTCAAACCAGATAACTGGAGTTTCTTTACGCAGCCCGCTGGCATGGTCGAAAAAAAGTCCCCGGAAGGTGAGATAGAAGACTACGTTCCTAGCAAGGATGCTGAGAATCAAAAGAATATGATGAAGAGTTACTACCCCAACCTAGTGCGGGGTAAAACTAAGTCTTGGATTGATGTCTATGTTATGAATAGATTGGGGCATATCCAAGAAGGAAAGCCTGTGTATCCAATGTTTGCAGCAGAAGTCCACGTTGCTAAGGAAGAGATTCCAGTAGCCGCTAATGTTCCGCTTTATGTGGGCGTAGACTTTGGATTGACGCCAGCCGCAGTTATCGGGCAGAAGGTTCGAGGCAGGTGGTTCGTGCAGTCAGAGATTGTTGCTGTAGATATGGGCATCGTGCGCTTCTCTGAAGTGCTAAGACAAGAATTGGCGACTAGATTCGCCGCTGCCGGGGAAGTCATTATATATGGCGATCCGTCAGGAGATTTCCGCGCGCAAACTGATGAGTCAACTCCCTTTCACATCATGCGCGGAGCTGGCTTGAGGGCTTTTCCTGCGCCCTCCAACTCTGTTGACCTTCGACTTGAGGCGGTTTCCTCCCAGTTGACGAAGATGGTTGAAGGTAAGCCAGCATTATTAATAGATCGGCGCTGTCCACAGCTAATCAAAGGCTTTGAAGGCGGGTATGCCTACAAAAGGATGCAGGTTTCCGGTGAAAGGTTTGATGACAAGCCAGACAAGAATATGTTTTCGCACGTTCACGATGCTGCGCAGTACCTATTTCTTGGCGCGGGGGAGGGAAGAGCCTTAATGAACAGCCAAAAGCCAGCGAAAACTGTAGTGGCTGGACGTTCATTCGATGTTTTTGCTAAGAAAAGGCCAGAGCGTAGGCAAGGTCTTTGGTCAAGGATGTAATTGTGCGTTGATTTATCGCTTATCTTGTGCATATCCAGAAGGTAGATATAGGAGATTAGTATGTGTTTTCCCCGAGGCGGCGGCTCCACGCAAGCAGCAGAAGATACTGCGGCAGAGCAAGCCCAACAAGAAGCGGCAGCGGAAGAAGCGAGAGCGGCAGAGCAAGCGGCAGCAGCAGAAGCAAGAGCAGCAGATCTTGAACGCGCTAGAAGAGACGCAATAGAAACTTACAAAGCTGAACAAGAAGCAAAGCGTCAAGCTGAAGCCAGTAAGATTGTAAGTTCTGCTAATATACGTCAAGATCGCCTTGCGCAATTTGGGGATATTGCCACTGCTGGTCGCGCATCTAGGCGGTCTGGGTCAAGAGGGCGCAGAAGCCTTATTACAGGACTCGGCGGCGGTATTGGTTATTATGATAGGTTCAGCAGCTAATGGATAATGTAGCGCAAAAATACATGAAGCTCTATGAATCGGCTAAAGCAAAGCGTGAAAACTTTGTGCCGTTATTCGATGAGTGCTATGAGTACGCGCTACCACAGCGTGAATCCTTCTACCATGAAACGCCCGGACAGCGCAGAGACGATAAGATCTTTGATGAAACTGCTGTTGTTGGTGTACAAGAGTTTGCTTCTCGTCTGCAATCAGGGCTTGTCCCTAACTTTGCTAGGTGGGCAGACTTAACAGCTGGATCAGAAATCCCTAAAGATCAAAGGGATGCAGTTAATAACGACCTTGATGAAGTTACTGACTATGTGTTCGAGGTCTTACAGAACTCAAACTTCTCACAGGAAGTGCATGAATCCTTTATGGATTTAGCAGTTGGTACTGGTGTATTGGTTTGCGAAGAAGGGGATTCAGTTAATCCCGTTAACTTCTCTGCTATTCCGTTGCCTCATGTTGTTCTTGATACTGGCCCTGATGATAAGATCGACCATGTATTCCGTGAGCGTAAGGGTATAAAGTTCGGCCAGATAACTATTCTTTACCCAAAAGCGAAGATGTCTCCTGACTTGATGAACCAAGTCCAGAACTCACCTGAAAAGACAACTACTATTCTTGAGATAGTTTGCCGTGATTACAGCAAAGTAAATGAAGAGGCTTACGTTAGTTATGCAATTTGTATGACTACAAAAAGCGTAGTCTATTCTAAAGAAATGAAGGGCGTTGGATCTAATCCATTCATATGCTTCCGATGGTCTAAGTGTGCTGGTGAAGTTTATGGCCGCGGCCCTCTAATTAACGCCCTATCTGCAATTAAGACAACCAACCTTACGATAGAACTAATCCTTGAAAATGCTCAGATGGCTATCTCTGGCATCTATCAGATGGAAGACGACGGAGTAATTAACCCGGATACTATTAACTTGGTCCCCGGCACGATCATTCCAAAAGCAATGGGTTCAAGCGGATTGCAGCCTATTCAAGCTGCTGGTAGTTTTGACGTAGCGCAATTAATTCTTTCAGATATGAGATTGAATATTAAACGCGCTCTCTACAACGACATGCTTGGCAACCCTGACCGGACACCAGCCTCTGCAACTGAGGTTGCTGAACGTATGGCTGATCTGTCTCGCCGTGTGGGTTCAGCCTTTGGCCGATTGCAAGCAGAGCTTGTGCAGCCAGTATTGCAGCGCGTCATTTATATCCTTAAAAAACAAGGGCGTATAGATATACCCACTGTCAACGGGCGTGAGGTAAAGGTTAAGTCTGTTTCACCTCTCGCGCAGGCGCAATCAAATGCAGATATTACATCTGTTTCTCGCTTTATGGAGCTTGCTCAATCAGCGTTTGGACCTGAGCTTACTCAAGTATTGGTTAACTCAGAAGAGACCGCTGCATACCTCGCGAAAAAATTTGGTGTACCTGACACCTTGATTCGTGACGAATCAGAGCGTAGAGAAATAGTTGCAATGATGCAGCAAATGTCACAGCAGCAACAAGCTGCACCAGAGGCTGCACCACAACCGTTGGAGTAGCTTTTGGAAAAAGCCAAAATCAACGTGGGCGTAGATGGTATTCAGCGCCCACAGGCAAAAGACAGAGAGATCAGCCTTAATGTTGCTGAAATATTTAGCAAGCCAGCAGGCAAGGCTGTTCTCCAATACCTTCGGTCTATAACTATTGAAATGGTTAATGGGCCACACGTTTCAACAGAAGAACTGCGACACTTGGAAGGCCAGCGTTATATCGTTGGCCTTATTGAGGCTCGTATAAATCATTCCCATAAGGTGAAAAACAATGTCTGAAGAAAATACACTTCTCGATACTGAGGCCACTACTGAAGCACCTGTAGAAGATCAGGTAGAAACTACAGAGCAAAGCGCAGAAGCAGATGCTGCGGAGCAATTGCTTGCTGGTAAGTACAAAACAGCAGAAGACTTAGAGAGTGCTTATAAAAGCCTTGAGTCAAAGATTGGCGAGAAAGAAGATG